ACACCCTGGCCCTACGGGCCCTACAGGCCCAACTGGACCCGCAGGAGCTACTGGTCCGTCAGGACCACAAGGTGCAATAGGAGTTACAGGCGCAACAGGTCCTACAGGACCAACTGGACCACAAGGCCCACAAGGAACTGCAGTAACAATTTTAGGAACATATAATTCATTAGGTGAATTACAAACAGCCCATCCAACTGGAAGTGCTGGAGATGGATATTTAATTGGCGGAACGTTATATGTTTGGTCAGTAAGTACAACATCATGGGTAAATGTTGGAAACATTCAAGGACCAACGGGTGCAACAGGACCAACGGGTGCAACTGGTCCACAAGGAGCTTCAGGTGCAGACTCAGTTGTTGCTGGACCAGCAGGACCAACTGGACCAGCGGGAGCAACAGGACCTTCAGGGCCACAAGGCATACAAGGAATTCAAGGAGTATCTGGACCAACTGGACCAGTAGGAGCAAGCGGCCCAACAGGGCCATCAGGAGCAGACTCTACAGTTCCTGGTCCTACAGGACCAACAGGACCAGCAGGAGCCACAGGACCAACGGGACCAGCAGGAGAAGTAACACTACTTGGAGCACAGACACTTGTAGATAAAACATTAAATTATCCTACATTTTTATCTGGTACAGAAACAGTAAATATAGTTGCTTCAGCAGCAACTGGAACAATTAACATTGATGCTGAAACATCAACAATTTATTATTATACTTCTGATGCAACAGCAAATCATACTTTAAATTTTAGATATAATTCTTCTACATCATTATCTTCAAAGTTAAGTGTTGGAGAATCAATTACATTTGTGTGGATGAATACAAGTGGCGCAACAGCATATTACCCATCTGTCATTCAAGTTGATGGATCATCAATTACACCAAAGTGGCAAGGAGGAACTGCACCAACTGGAGGCAATACAAGCTCTGTAGATCTTTATACTTTTACCGTTTTAAAAACAACGGCTTCTCCAGCTTACGTAGTTCTTGGATCACAAACTAAGTTCGCATAGGAATAGCATATGCCAATAATATCATCTAGAGGTTCAGGCTCTTCAAGAGGGTTTGGTTTTGGCATTGGTAAATCTGGACCAATTGCAAACGGTGGAGACATAATTGCAACATACGGATCCTATACATATCATACATTTTTAAATAGCGGAACATTTACAATGCTTTCATCTAAGCCAGTTGAAGTTTTAACAATTGGTGGAGGAGGAGCAGGCGGAGGACACCACTCAACACTATACACAACATATGGTGGAGGAGCAGGAGCTTTACTATTACAAAATACAACTCTTTCCCCAAACACTTACTCAGTTACAGTTGGTAGTGGAGGAGCTGCCCCATATTCTACACAAGGAGTTAGAGGTCCAAATGGATCTTCATCCCAATTTGGAAGTTTAACTGCAGCATCAGGTGGCGGAGGTGGTGGAGCTAGTAGTGGAAATTCAGCATATTTTAATTCAGCTTCTCAAGACGGATCTGCTGGAGCAAGCGGTGGAAATGGTGGCGGAGGCTCACCAGCAGGCTCTGGAACACAAGGATTTGCAGGCGCACTTGGTGGTGGAGGAGGAGCAGGCGGAGTAGCATCATCAACATTAGCTGGGTCTGGTGCAACATATACAGATTGGTTTATAGCTTCAGGAAAAGGAATCAGCGGTCTTTTTGCAGGTGGCGGAGGCTCTGCAGATTATATTACAGTTAGCGGTGGTGGAGGACAGGGCGGTGGCCCAGCACCATGGGGTGCAAGTGGACAAAGTGGAATTGAAAATACTGGTGGTGGCGGTGGCGGTGCAGGAAAAAATCAAGACTCTTTTCAGCCTGGAGGAAGTGGCGCAAAAGGAATTGTAATTGTTAGATACTTAGGATCTCATCCAGATGCAATTATACGGACAGCACCAGGTGCAGTTCCTACAAACTCTGGAGCACCAGCAATTGGAGGATCTGCATCAGCAGGAAGCACATTAACAAAAACATCTGACGGTTCTTGGAGCGGACAAACATATTTAGAATACAAATGGCAATACTCTAATGATGGATCGATATGGGGAGATAGAACTTCATGGTCAGCAACTTATTCAGATTATTCAATAAGCCCAGCATCAGCTGGACAAGCACCTTGGCAATATTTTACTTCTTATCCTGCAAAAAATTCTACTAATCAGACATATAGTTTAAGACAAGGATTAAATGGAAGTAAAGATCAAGGACTATACTATAGACTAGCTGTAAGAGGCGTTAACTCAAGTGGATCTTCGGCTCCAGCATATTCTGCAGCTACATCACAAATACCATTAATTCCAGTATATTCTGGAGGAGTAAGCTACACTGGTTCTTTATCATCTGGTAGCACAATATCAGCAACAAGAGGAACATGGAGTTCAACTGCTCCTCAATGGTTATATTCTTTTATGAGAGCATCAAATCCAGATGGAAGTAATACTACAGCTTTTATGCAAACAAGTTCTACTGATAGCGCAGGAAACCCATCCGCAGGATGGGGAAACTCATTTGGAAGAAACTACACAATTACTGCGTCAGACAGGGGATCGTACCTTGGAGTCATACTTACACCAATAGGTGGTAGTATTAGTGGAGGAAGCGGTGTTACAATTATGTTTGGATATGTACCATGATAAATGAAATATTAATAGAAAGACCAGAAGAGGCTCCAACCTTTTTTAAAGTTTCTTTAAATAATCCAAATGATGAATCATACATTCAATGGATTAAATCTACTGTAGGAGCAAGATGGGTAGATATTCAAGGAACTACATTAAACCTAATTAGAGAAAATAGGGACGGAACAATATATATTTATAATGAAGCTTTAGATAGTTGGGATATAGATGTCATATAAATTAGATGTTCTTTCTCATTCACCACTAGCCTTTTGGCCACTAGAATCTGTTTCTAGCAGTGGTTTATTGACCTATCAAGATTTATTAGATGACTATTCTACATATACTCAATTCTTAAACGGATTTGATACGTATGCTGAATCTAGCGGATCAATTACCCCAGACATTTCTGGCTCAAATAATACTGGTATATACATAGGCCTTTTATATGAAAACAATATTCCTTTAGTATCAGGATTAACTCAATCAAGAAAAATTAAAGGATCTTCTTCTATATTTTATCCAACCTTAAATGATCATACTCAGCCTCAGTCATCAGCAGGCTTTGGAACATCAAATGCTTCAGACAATGATTTTACTTTAGAATGCTGGGCATATGTAGATACATCCTCTACCTTAGATATACCATTAGTTGGAGACTCATCATCAGATGTAGGATTGTTCTATAGCAATAAGAATATTACATTTAAATTAAATTCTCAAGAAATTACATGGACGATTCCATATACAAAGAAAGCGCTTCATATAGTAGCTACATATACCCCTACAAATGCATATCTTTACATTGACGGTAAGATGGAGGTCCAGAAAGATCTTACTAATTTTGCATTTAATAACTCTAGCCTAAATCTATCTTCTGGCCCAGTAAATAACTCTAATGACTACATGCTAATAAATTCAGTTGCTATCTACAGATACTCACTAAGTCCTCAATCAATTAAAAGCCATTATGATAATGGAAAGACAATTGATTCAAATCAGGTAGTATATCCAGATGGGGGAGAGCTATTTAACATATACGATAATGCATTGTCGACAAAGTACTCATACTCTTATCCAGCTAATAGACAATGGGAAGACTTTTTGACTGATGATTTATACTATGACAATATAAATGATGCGATAAGAATTTCTTCAGGAACTGGTATTGCAAAAACCGTTATACTTAATGATTTTATAACTATCCCAAGCGGTGCAGAAATGGATGACTCCAGAATAGAATGGAGCGGAAATAATGGAATTACAGTCCAGACAAGTATTGACGGGATAACCTATCAGTCTTGTGTAAATGGTCAAGCAATTCCTCAATATTCTCTAGCATCATTTAATGCCTCTAGAAATCTATATATAAGAATTACAATGACAACATCAAATGATAGCCTATACCTTCCTAAACTATATAGCCTATCAATGAGCTTTTATAATAATCAAGTATTCTATGCAAATAACTCAGCCTCATATATCTCTCCTCTTCAGGGAGATGTAGGATTAAGCAATAGTAGATATGAGCTATTATCAAGGGATGCAAGAAATGGAATAGCCCTAGAAACAGGATCAGCATTTTCAATTAATACTAGTACCTTAACTAAATCATTAGAGTTCTTCTATACTCCATCTACAATAAATAACGGCGGGCTAGTAAAATCAACTTCTGGATCTGGATATTCAGCATCTAACTTCTCTTGGTCATCAGGAACAATATCCAAAACCAATATAGCCAAGATATATGTCAATGGAGTAGATAAGAGCACCCAGACAGATATCCATAATATTTTTGCCAAGGATCAGATGTATTATGTGGTTATCACATTTACTAATCCTATATCTGGGCAGATTGATATAAACTACTCTACCGCTGGCGCAATTTCGGCACTTTACCAGAATATAGCCATATATGATTATGCCCTAACCTTAAGTCAGGTAGTAGAACATTTTAACCTATACCTAGGAAATGCAACCGTATCCCTATCTAATTCGTTAATGACCATGACAGAAAACTCTTTTAATTACTATAATTACGACTGGACCGTAGTACAAAATATATAATTTTGTCACAACCCCTGACAATATCTGGACTTTAACCCAAAAGAATGGTAAAATTGTGATCTATGGATATTAATAAGATCAATACTCAGGTATTAGAAGAAGAAACTAGATTAGGCATATATGTTTGGGAAATGCCTGACGGAAAGTGGATAGGCGATGACGAAGGAAATTTTCTCTCAATCACATCAACAAAAGGAAACAAATCTAGAGTTAATGCACTGGCTGATGAAGTTAGGTCATACGGTATTCTTGAAGGCAGGCCTTTATTTCTTTCTGGACGCAGGAAGATCGACGACGAAGAATACCAGTATCAACAACAAAGATTAAAGTGGGGCCTTGTCCCAGATCCTATGGATGTAGGAAACTATAAAGACGAGATGAAAGCTTTGAAAAACGGAGGAGCAAAATAATGGAATATGTAGAAGACAACGATACATTTAGCAATGAGGTATCTATATCAAATTCATCTGATTTATTTAGCTTTAGCCAACCAGTAGTAATTGAAACCGATCCATTTAAAATAGAAGGCGAAGATTTAAAAAAAGTAATTGGACTAAGTCCAGCATTTCGTAGAAAAGTATCTAGAGATCTACAGAAAAGCTTTACTGGAATTGAAGGAACTGGAACACAGCAGAACCTATTGCAGCAAGCAGTAACTGGCTATGCAATGTTTGACCTTGTTCAACCAGTATACAATTTAGAATATCTTTCAAAGATATATGAAATTTCTCCATACAACTATGCAGCAATTAATGCTAAGGTTGCAAACATAGTCGGACTTGGATACTCATTTGTTGAAAGCAAAAAAGCGATGGAAGCACTAGACAATATTGAAGATGCTACACAGCTAACTCGTGCTAGACGAAAGATGGATAGAGTCAGACAGCAGTTAGATATTTGGCTAGAGGATGTAAATCAGGAAGAAACATTTGTTGAAACTCTAGTAAAAGTATATACAGATTTAGAAGCAACAGGAAATGGCTTCATTGAAATAGGCAGAACAACTAGCGGAAACATAGGATATATTGGACATATTCCAGCAAAGACTATGCGTGTTCGTAGACTTCGTGACGGATTTATACAGCTACTTTACGGCAAGGCAGTATTCTTTAGAAACTTTGGCGACATGGAAACAGAGAATCCAATTGCTGGTCAAGAAGATAGACCAAATGAAATTATTCATTTGAAGAAATATACCCCTATGAATAATTACTATGGAATTCCAGATATTGTTGCATCACAAAATGCAATGGCTGGAAACGAGTTTGCTGGTAAATACAACCTAGACTACTTTGAAAACAAGGCAGTACCACGTTATATTATTACAGTAAAGGGAGCAAAGCTTTCACCAGAATCAGAAAGAAAGCTTCTTGAGTTTTTCCAGGTAGGCCTTAAGGGCAAGAACCATAGATCACTTTATGTTCCACTTCCAGCAGATTCATCTGACTCGAAGGTAGAATTTAAGATGGATCCAGTAGAGGCTAATATTCAGGACTCATCATTTAATAATTATAGAAAAGCTAACCGTGATGAAATTCTTTTATCTCATCGTGTTCCAATTAATAAAATTGGAGTCCCAGAAGGAGTCAGCCTTGCCTCAGCGAGAGATGCCGATAAAATGTTTAAAGAGCAGGTATGTCGTCCAGCACAGGATATTCTAGAAAAGAAATTAAATAGAATTATTGCAGAAAAAACAGACATACTTATTTTGAAGTTTAATGAGCTAACCCTTACAGACGAAGACACTCAATCTAAAATTGATGAGAGATATTTGCGTATGCAGGTTATTACCCCAAATGAGGTAAGAATCCGAAAGGGAATGATTCCAATTGACGGTGGGGATGAAGTAATTCAATTAAAGCCTCAACAGGCAGCTGAACAAACAGCCCAAGCAATGAATAGTAGAGCCCGAACTCAAGAAAGAGATTCTAACTCACCTGATACTTCAGGGGAGGCCAGAAACCCAAAAGGTGAGGGTAGGGTCACAGCTTAATTATTAGGCAACTAGTTATTTGCCTTTTTACATTTTAAAAGATAAAATTAAGCATATGAATATTGAAAAATCTTTATGGTCTTCTCATGGCGATAACATCAGCTTATCTGTCCCATTCACTAAAGTCAATCGTGAAAAAAGAACTGTTTCTGGATTCGCAACTTTAGATAACATTGATCAAACAAATGATCTAGTAACTGCAGAAGCAAGCCTGAAAGCTTTTGAAAATTTCCGTGGCAATATCCGTGAAATGCATGGATCAAATGCTGTAGGCAAAATGCTTTCATTTAGACCAGAAACATTTTATGACCCAGCAACAAAAGAATTTTATAGCGGAGTATATGTAGATGCATATGTTTCTAAAGGCGCACAAGATACATGGGAAAAAGTTTTAGATGGAACTCTACAGGGATTTTCAATTGGCGGGAAAATCACAGAGTCAGATAACGAAGTAAATAAGTCAACAGGTAAGACTGTAAGATTTATTAAAGGCTACGACCTACTTGAGCTTTCAATTGTAGACTCGCCAGCAAATGAATTGTGTAATATTTTATCAATTCAGAAAGCAAACGGTTCTTTAATTTTTAAAGGTATTGCGGCAGAAGTTACTACAGAAAACATTTTTTATTGCGAAGAAAGCAAATCAGTATTCATCTCACAAGATGCATCATATGATTCCCCTGTTACTGGTAAACCAGCAGCACTAATTGGGTGGGTAGAGTCAAACGATGTTAATAAATCAAAAGAGATAGATAAAATTCTTGATTCATTTTTGAAGTCAAGATTACCGTTGCCTGAAAGACAAACAATTGCAAAACAGGCAAACGTAGAAGGAGGTAGTGAAGTGTCAGAAAACACAGAAACAGTAGTAGTTGAAGAAACTGCTCCAGTAGAAACACCAGTTGTTGCTGAGGAAGCACCAGCTGTTGAAGTAGCTGCAGAAGATGCAGTTGCAGACGCTTCTGCCGAAACTCTAGAAAAAGCAGCCGACGTATCAGAAGTTGAGGTTGATGAACCTGATTTTGCAAAGATGCTTGGTGATTTAAAGGGCTTTTTCTCAGAGACTCTAAATAAAGCTTCTGAGGCAAATGCAGCACAGGTTTCAACTATTAAAGAAACAGTAGAAACTTTTAGCAAGAGCGTCGATAGCAGAATTTCAGAATTGGCAGAACAACATGCCGTACTAAGCAAGGCTGTTGAAGATATCAAGGGCACAATTGATGGCGTAGAAAAGCGTGTCGATGCAGTTGAATCAGAGACTGCAATTAAGAAGTCCTCTGACCTTGGCGGGTCACAGGAAGTAACAATCAAAAAATCTAAATGGAACGGTTCTTTCCTCGGTTCCGTGAACGAATTATTTAACTAAAAAGGGTAGGTGAAACAAACAATGAGCAATGAATTATTAGAAAAGACAATTGCAGCAGGTACAACTGCTACAGGTACATTCGCATCCACTACAGGTGGGTCAGGAGTACACCGTGGATCAGAAAATGGCAACGGTGGTCTATTAAATGCAGAACAATCAGCTCGCTTTTTAGACTATATGTTCGACGCAACCGTAATTGGTAAAGTCGCCCGTACAGTCCGCATGAGAGCAGACACTACAGAAATTGATCGTATGTCAGTTGGAGAGAAGCTTATGAAGCTTGCAACTGAAGGAGACGACACAGCAGCAAACAGCGCTGTTACTTTCTCAAAGATCTCTTTGACAACAAAGAAACTTCGCTTGGATTGGGAGCTTTCAACAGAGTCTCTAGAAGACAACATTGAAGGTGCTGATCTAGAAGATCACATTGCCCGCTTGATGGCAACACAGGCAGGTAATGACATTGAAGATGTAATCCTTAACGGAAATACATCTCTAACTTCAGATGCACTATACAAGTCATTTGACGGTATTGTTAAGAAGGCAAAGGCTAGCGGTCACGTTGTTGACGCAGGTGGAGCTGCAGTAAGTCGTGCTGTATTTAACAGCGCTCTTAAGGCTCTTCCACGTAAGTACAAGCAACGCCGTTCAGATCTTCGCTTCCTAGCAGGATCAAACTTGATTCAAGATTTCCTATATGCTAACAGCATTGGAACAAACAACACAATTCCACAAGATATTGCTTCAAGCATTATCCGTGGACAAGAGGTACAACCATTAGGTGGACCTGCAGGATATGTGGCACCATTCGCATTCGGTATTCCGATTGTTGAAGTTCCACTTCTTCCAGAAGCACAAGATGGCGATTACACAGGAGAGACTGGCAACCACGGAGACATCCACTTGACATTCCCAAATAACGTAGTTATTGGTATCAAGCGTGACGTAACTGTTTACCGCTTCTTCTGGCCACGTAAGGACTCAATTGAGTACACAATGTATACTCGTGTTGGTGTTCAAATCGAGCAGGCAGATGCCTGGGTCGTTGTGAAGAACGTAAAAGTAGCTTCATAATAGGATTAATTCCGCAAGAAAGGCCCCCAATTAATTTTGGGGGCTTTTCATTTTAATTTAGTAATGCTATAATTAAATAACCTAGATTAAGGAGATTACTATGTCATTCGAGACATTAAAGATATCTGAACTTAGAAAGATCGCTGAAGATTTCGGCGTAGACACAGAAACATTAAAGAATAAAAATGATATTGTTGCATCCCTAGCAGACGAAGGCGTTACTTGGGCGGTATATCAAAAAACCATTAAAGACGTAGAGGATGCCAAGGAAGATATTTCTCACGAAATTCTACCTAAATTTGATCCAAAAGCGGAGCAGCCAGAAAATACTGTTTTAGTTAGAATGACAAGAGCTAACTTTAGGTATGATATTATGGGATTCACCTTTACTAAAGATCACCCATTTGTGGCAATGGATAAAGAAAAGGCACAAGAAATTTTTGACAAGGAGGAGGGTTTTAGATTAGCTAATCCAAAGGAAGTTCAAGAGTTCTATAGCTAATAAAACCCATGTATGGCAGAGGTATACAAAAATTCTAACGCACCAATAAGTACAAAGATATTTTTTGGTGGAGAAATTGTTGACGCAGACTCAACAGTTTTAGTTCAGCTATACGATATTACTAGTCCTTCTGCATCTACAAATCCATATAACCCAGGCACCCCAGTAGGAATATACCAGGCAACAAAAGTTGAAACGGATACTGGATCATATAAATTAAACTTACCATTTACATTAACGACTGTAGATAGAAAATTTAGGGTTCACTGGATTTATCAGTATCAAGGTCAAGAATTAATGCATTACACATTTGCCGATGTAGTAACCCCATACTGCAATATAATTGAGGCCATAGAGGATTTAAACATAGGATCAGATCAGTCTGACCCAAACTATAAGACATATCATGAAATTGCCATGGCTGAAAAGTATGCTAGAAAAATAATTGATGACTATACTGGACAGAACTTTACTCTGTATACAGACACAGAAACAGTATATGGATCTGGCTCAGACATTCTACCAACTTCATATAAACTTCATACTTTAGAAAAGCTATACGCTAATGATATTTTATTAATAGACAACATTAATCAAATAAACAATATTGGCTATAACTTACAGGTATCAGAATCTGGTTTTGGTATAAGATTAAATAGAAATAATATAGTTGACAACACAGTATACGTTGCAAATGGAATGGTTCCGCCATCTCTATACGGAGAAGGATTTTTTAATAAAAATACAACATATATTTTGCAAGGAAAATTTGGATGGAATAGAGTTCCAGACGAAGTAGAGCAAGCATGTATACAGCTCATCGGACATTTCTTTGATAAAGATAGACACTGGAAAGATCAGTATGTAAAATCAATACAGACATTCGACTGGAAGATTGATTATAATTCAGACATTCATTCTGGCACAGGCTGCGCCTACGCAGACAAGCTTCTATCCCCATATGTTTTAAATCAAATGGTTGTGATCTAAATGTTTTCAGTCATAGACTCAGTTCTGTCTATGAAAATGGATGTGTATAGACAGTCTGATGCACAGAATCCAGATACTGGGGCAATCATAAAAGAGTGGAATTATTACAAGACACTAGATTGCCATGCAAAAGGCGTCATTAGCAATTCAGCTACTACCCGCTCAAGCGATAAGCAAGTATTTGATAATAGATATTTAAACGATCAGGTGATTCAAATTAGAACATCTGAGAGACTTATTCTCAGAGAAAAAATTACTAACGTTAGAGATAAAGACGGTAATATAATCTGGGCAGAGATTAACTTTCCCACAGAAACACCAACAGTATTTGAAGTAATAGGAACAACCCCGATAACAGATCCATTTGGAAGAGTAATTGGATACAACTCATCTATGAAGAGATCGGAGAACCAGCAAATTGGAATCTAGTAAATTACTGGTACAGGCAGCAAGCAGCCTTGAAAGATTAATGGTTGGAAACTCAAGAGATGCCTCAATTAAGGATAGCAATGTAGCGCAAATATCTGCAGCAATATACTATCAGGCTAATGTCATTGCTAAATTGACAGAAAGCAAGCAATTTAAAGACAAATTTAAATCTGTGATATTCGCACAAATTCTAAAAGACTTTGGAAATTATGTAGACGCACAGGCTAGAGTAAAACCTAATTCCCTACATCATATGTATGAGTGGAAAAAGGCAGGAGATGAAAAGGCAAGACTATTTAATCTAAGAATGATAGATGGAGAAGGAGTCTCATTTAAAATATCTTATGAGTATAAATTATCTAAATCATTTGTTCCAGCCCCAGAAGGAAGAAGAAGACACGTATTCTCAAATAAAGCTTCCGTGATGGAGGCTGGAATGCCTCTAATAATTGCTCCACGCCATTCTGAGAGGCTTGTATTCGATTCTAATGGTCAGACTATCTTTATGCCCAAAGGGGCCTCAGTGACCGTTAAAAGGCCTGGAGGAAGCGGTGTAAAAAATCAGTTTACTTTAAAGTATAGTATATTTTTTAGAAGTCAATTAGTTAATCAATCTATTAAGGCTTCAGGATTCCAGAGACTATTTAACTCATCATTGACAAAAGCAATGAATCTTCCAGCATCAATTAAAAAGGTTCAATATTCATTCTCACCAAATACTATTAGATCTATGGCGGACTCAGCAGTAACACAATCATTTGGAGGTGCAATGGTATGACACCTGATTATAAATTAGACGCTATGTTTGAGCTAAGAAAATTTTTATGGAGTAAGCTTGTTCTGACTGGAATATTCGATAATGATGAATACTACAGCGACAACCTTGCCGAAACAATAATTCCAATTATTCCAGTTCAGCAGGCTCCAGAAATGAATCAATTTTTGAGCGGGAAAAAGCATATAGTCTACGATAAGATAGGTACCTCTTATGAGGAAAACTGGATGGTATGCTGTGAGCAAATCCTATTTACAATATACTCCACAGACTTTTCGGAAATTAATGAAATTAGAAACTTTATGATGGATCAGTTTAGAAGAATGGATGAGTCTGCTAGGGATATAAATAGGTACTCTGGATTATCTGATAAATTTAAATTTCATAGCATATTTATAGCAGATATATCTCCAACTGAGCCATCTCAAGAATTACAGGGATTCCTCTCTGCAGACGTCATTTTAGAAGTAAAGTATTCAAGAATGGTCGACTCAGTAGGTAGATTT